TTTTCCTCGACGTATTTTTGATAATTAATAACGTCATTCGCATAAAATTCTTCAAGACGTTCCGCCTCTCTGTCGATACCTGCAATGTAGTCGTCTATCGACATATTGTGATACTTCTGCTGATGTTCAAGCCAACTGTCCGAGTAGCTTTTCATATCGTCATAAAGCGTTTCGCCTGCGTCCGACACGTTGTCAACATAATCGTCCCAAGTGATTTTTGCGTCTTGTAAATCTTGATAATTTCTGTCTTTTATACGTTTGAAAGCGTCAAGCGGTGTGTCGCCGTTATCACCCCAATCGTTTATAGCGCTGTGCTTTTCAAGGTATGCCTTTGACTGTTCGTTGAACTCTTTCGTCTGTTTCTGCATAATAGAGAAAATTTGTTCCTCTATATCGGCAATATCCTTGTCGTTCGACTTGAATTTCTCTTGAAATTCTAACCACTTCTCTAATTCTTGTGCGGTCGTTACTGCGTGCGTTTTGGTGTAATGCGTCCAATCGTCCTTGGCTGATGTAAACGCATCCGAATTGTCTTTTCCTGTTGCGTAATGCGGTATACCCATACCGTTCATTATTGCCTTAGTTTGTGACGCTGTGTACACCTTTGCACCCTTTGACAACGGCAACAACACGTCCTTGCCCTGCGGTATAAATGCACGTCCTTTGTCAATGATTAATTCTCTCGGGTCAGATATACCCTTTTCATCATTAACCATTGCCAAACCGCCCTCAAAATTTTGTGTACCTTTTGCCTTTGGTACTCCGCTTGGTGTCGCAACGGTACCTAATGTGTAGTTTATTGTACCTGTTGCAACGGCGTTTTCGGGTTTTGCAACATCACCTAATTTATAATCAATCGTGCCGTCTGCCTTTTCATTTTCCGGCTTTTCAACATCACCTTTTTCCCAGTTGATTTTACCGTCTGCGGTTATTTCGCCTAATTTGTTGCCACCTAAATCGTTAATATCAAAACCGCCTGTATCTACATTGAATGTTATGGTAACTTGGTTGTTGTTGATTAATTCCTGTAGCTTTGAATCAGCCGTATCTAATACAGATATATCACCCTCGGCACTGACTTGTAATTGTACATTGCCTGCGTTATTTATTTCATCGACAGCATTTTTTGCGTTCTCGATTGCAGACACATCCCCGCTTGCGTCAATTTCAATATGTTTATCCTCAGGCAATAATCCCAAACTGTGTGCCAATGCGTCAACTTGCTCTGTGCTTAGTCCCAAATCGCCGCCTAAACTTGATAGGTCTTTCACTAAACCACTTACATCACCCGACGCTACAGCCTGTTGAATATCAGAAAAACCGTTTTTCATTAATGCGGCTTTCGTGACTATTTCCTCTGATGTTAGTCCGATTTCTTTACCTTGTTTGACAAAATCATTTACAACAGCGTCTAATGCGTTATTATTAATTGCGCCTTGTAG